CGCCCCCTGGCCGCCGGCCCAGGAGGCCACCAGCGGGAGGGCCGCGCCGGCCTGCTTTGCCTCCCCGCCCTGTCCGCCGCTGCCGCTCCCGGCGCTCTGCCCGATAAAAGCCTCGTACTGCCCCTCGGTCCAGCCGAGGGCCTCCAGCTGCTCCGGTGTGAGCGACAGCCCCGCCTCCAGCAGCATTTTCGCCGCGGCGGCCAGACGGCTGCGCTCGGCCTGCCGGGCGGCATAGGTCGGCGATCCGTCCGGCATCACGCCCGACATCTGCGCCAGGCTCAGCTCCGTCTCGATGCCGAAGCGCCGCAGCTTCCAGGCGTATTCCGCCTCCCAGCGGGCAAGCTCGGTGTTGAACTGCGCGATGGACAGGTTCTTCTCCTTGGCCCAGCGCTCCAGCTCCATCAGCTCCGACAGCTGCTTCTGCGTCAGCTCCAGGATCTTGTCCGCCTTGCGGAATTCGCCCTGACGGCGCAGATCCTCGATCTGCCGCGCCGTCTCGGTGGCCAGGCGCTGCTGCTCCAGATTCACCTGGCGGCGGTTGACGGCGGCGGTGTTCTGGATGGAGGCGTATTGCACCTGTCCGATGCCGCCGCGGTCGCCGCGCATCTCGGCGTAGAGCGCCTGATTGTCCAGCGCCTGCCGCTCGTCGATCGCGATCTGGTCGCGCATGTTCTGAAAACCCGGCTGCGCGTCCTCCTCGGCGCGGCGCAGTGCCTCCACGCCCTGCTCCACCTCGTTGTCGATCCGCTGCTCGGCCTGCTCGCGGGCGGCCGCGCCCTGCTCTTCGAGGAGCCTGCGCTCCTCGTCGATATCGACGTCCGGGATCGGGTCGATCTCCGGCTCGTCCGGCGGCGCTGTCTCCTGCGTCACGCTCACGCTGCCCGAAGCGCTCTGCTTCTCCTTCTGTTTCTCGTCCTTCGCCATTGCGTCCTCCTTTGAAAAGAGCCCGAAAAACCGGGCTCTTTTTTTATCGTTCGTCTTTCGCGGCAGCCGCGTCCGTCAGTCCCTCGGCCAGCAGATAGCCCAGCACCGCCGCGCCCTGCAAAATCACGCCGGCAACGGTGTTCGCCGTGCTCTCCGCGCCGCCGAAGGCGACGATCAGCCCGCTGACAAAGGCCGCGACGGCCAGCCACAGCTTCCGGCTCGTCAGTTTCCGTTTCCAATCCATCGTATTCCTCCGTTCCAAATCGGCCCCCTTGCCTCTGCGGCCCCCTTGCCTAAAGGGGGCTGTCGCCGCAGGCGACTGGGGGATATTTTCTGTTGTTTCATGCGCCGAACAGCATCTTCACCAGCACGCCCACCAGAGCCGTGCCGATCACGCCCACGCCCCAGAGGATGGCGGACAGCTTCGTGTTGATCACCGCGAATTCCGTGTCCTTTTTGGCCATCCGCTCCTCCAGCGCGTGCACCCGATCGCTCAGGCTCATCAGCTCGTTCATGCGCTCACCCCCAGCAGCTTTCTCCAGCTCATGGGGCCGCAGACGCCGTCCGCGTCCAGGCCGTTTTCCGCCTGATAGCGCCGCAGCGCCGCCTCGGTGGCGGGGCCGAAGTCCCCGTCCGCGCCGTCCGGGCCGCAGTCGCAGCCGTCGGCGATCAGCACCGCCTGCATGGCCTTCACGCTCTCCCCGCGGCTGCCGCGCCGCAGCAAGGGCAGCACGATGCCTCCGTCCGTGCTTCCCTTGCCTTCCCCTTGAGGGGAAGGTGGCGCGGCAGCGCCGGATGAGGTGCTCGTCTCCCCGCCCATATAGCGCAGCACGTGGTCCCAGGGGTAGTTGTAATAGCCGCTCACGCAGATCTCGCGGCCGTTCTGGTCGCCGCTCACGCCGCCGGCCGCACCGCCGTGCTCGTTGCTGCCGGCCTTGACGCACTTCCCGTCGCCGACGTAGAGCTCGGCGTGGTGCGCGGTATTGAGCAGCACGTCGCCCTTGCGCAGGCCCTTGCCGGTCGCCAGATTCACCTGCCCCGTCACGTCGCGAAAGCCGCAGCGCAGGAAGGCGGGCAGCATATCGCCCGTGTAGCTTGCGCCGGAAGAGCGCACCGGCACGCCCGCCTGCTGCCAGGCGGTGATGACGAAGCTGGAGCAGTCGTAATCCGGCCCCCAGCGCTGTTTCTGGTCATAGCCATGCCGGGCGTCCCGCGCCATGGCAAGTGCCCAGTCCACCGCCTTGTTGATCGTTTCCTGTCTCGTCATAGACTGTTCCATCCCGTTCTGCACTCCCTGCTCCATCATATTCCGGCCTCGCTGATCCTGTCGCCGCGGTCGAGGAAGATGCGCACCGGCACGATCGCGCTTCCGGTATCCAGCAGCAGCCGGTACTTCCGGATCGCGCCGCCGGTATCGAGGCGCACCATCCCCATCCTTCGCGCCGTCGCCGCGACCGTGACCGCGTCGCTGACCGTGTGCGTGCCGCCGCTCGAAAAGTCCGCGCCGTTGAGCGTGTGCGTCAGCAGCTCATAGCCCGCCTGCGCCGCGAAGCGCACCGTCAGCACGTCGCCGTGCGTGAGCACCGCGCCGTCAGAGAGCGCTGCGCCGCCGCGCAGCACCGTGACCGTGCAGCCGGCCCCGGCGCTGATGGTCAGCGCATAGGTCTTCCGGGCCGCCGCCGCGGCGACGCTGACCGCCCCGGTCACCGTGTGCGTGCCGCCGCTCGGGAAGCTCGCGCCGTTGAGCGTGTGCGTCAGCAGCTCCCAGCCCGCCTGCGCGGCAAAGCTGACCGTCAGCCGGTCGCCGTAAGTGATCGCCGCGCCGTCAGAGAGCGCCGTCCCGTCTCGCAGCACCGTGACCGCGCAGCCCGTCCCGGCGCTGATCGAGAGGGTAAAGGTCCTCGTCTCGTCCAGCGTCTGCGAAGCGCTCATGCCGTAGAACGTCATGTAGTAGCTGTCGCTGTTATACAGCCTCGCCGTCACGCCGAGCGTCGCCGTGGCCCTGCCGTCGGCGGCGTGATCCAGCGTCGCCGTCCAGCGCTGCGCCTGTCCGGTGGCCTGGCTGCACAGATCGTGCCAGGCGCTGTCGCCGCCGAAATCGACATAATAGTTCAGCGAAGCGCTGCCGCTGCCGCCGCCGCGGAGAAGATCCGTGCCGTTGAGCTGCAGCAGCGCGTTGTCCAGCAGCATGTACCGGCCGCCGTAATTGGGCGCGCAGGCCTGCATCGTCGCCGTCAGCGCGCTGCGGTTGGCCGCCGCGTCGTAGCTCGTCTCCAGCTTCAGCCGCAGCCGGGCGGCGGTGCCGAGGGTCCCGTTGTCGTTCCAGCCCGCTTCGCCCGGCAGATCATAAATCGCCATTGCCGCGCTCCCTTCACTCCGCCGCGACCAGGAAGATCCTGCCTGCGACGCCCGGGCTCGGCAGCTGCGCCTCGGAGGCGAAAACGTGCACGCCCTGTGTCAAACGGATCGCTCCTGCGGGCGCGAAGCCCGCGGAGAAGTTGTCCAGATAGCCCGCCGGGGCCAGGCCCTCGCCCTCCAGGGTCCAGACGTTGGCGTCCCATTTCTTCAGCCTCACCGCGCTGTAGCGCGTGCCGATTGCCCGCGCGGCCGCGGGCGCGCAGATCGTCACGCCCTCCGCCGCCGCAATCGTCACGCCGCCGAGCCCGGCGCGAAAGACCGTGATCTCCGTGCCGATCGGGAAGGCGGCGTCGGAGTTTTTCGGCACCGTGAGGCTGATCGCGCTGTCGCTTGCGCAGCTGAGCAGCTTCCCCTCGTCGCTCAAAAGCAGCTCGCGCGAGGCCGTGACGCTGACGCGCTCCAGGCTGAGCTGCGAGGCTCTGACCTTGCCGCCCTGCAGATCGGCCTTGCCGTCGAGCAGCCCCTCGGCAAGCTTTCCCGCGCCGACGGCCCCGTCGGCGAGCTTCTCCGCCGTGACCGCCCCGTCGGCGAGTTTCTCTTCGCTCACGGCGCCATCCGCCAGCTTCTCCTCCGTCACCGCGCCGGCGGCGAGCTTTGCGCCTGTCACGGCCGCGTCCGAGATCTTCGCGCCCGTCACCGCGCCCTCCGCCAGCTTCTCCGCGGTCACCGAGGCGTTGGGCAGCTGGCCGATGGCCGCGCCGCTGATCTGCGCCTGCAGCAGCTCGAGGGCGTTTTGCAGCGTGGACGCGTCGATCTCCGCCGTCGGCGAGAAGGGCAGGTTTTCGGCTTTCAGCTCGCCCACCAGGCGGTTGAGCGCGTCGCGCACCTCGTCGAAGAGGCACTGCATATCGTCGCGCACGCGCTCCTCGTTCTCCTCATAGCTGGGGAAATCCTGCGCGCTGCGCCAGCTTTTGCTGTATTCAAAAGTACTCAGAGCCATTATCTCTGCCTCCCTTGGTAGTTATAGAACACCTGCGCCGACACGACCGACAGATCCTGCCCGACCCGGTCGTTATACAGGCGCATCGCAAAGTGCCGCACGCCCCGGCAGCGGCAAGTGCGCCGGAAGACCGAGGCAAAACCGCGCCCGCGCAGCGAGCGGAAAGCCAGGTTTCGCGGCGAGAGCATCCAGCTCCAGGCGCGCAGCTCGCTGCGGTCTTCGCGCCGTTCGTGGTCGGTCAGATAGCTCAGCGAGGCGGTGGCGTTGGTATCCGAGCGCATCACCAGCACCACGGAATTGACGTTTTTCAGCCGGTCGTAGCCGCCGAAGTGCTCGGTCGCGAAGCGGTAGACCTTCTCGATGGCGCGCCCGTAATCGGCGTAGACCCGCTCGAAGGCGCTCAGCCGCCCCTTTTCGTCCAGGTGGCAGACCCGTTCGCCGTCCACGGCGAAGGCGCGCGCCCCGATCTCCGTCCAGTAAAACCAGGCGGGATCGCCCGGCTCCGACAGCTCGTAGTCCCAGACCCAGGCGTGACCGCCGGCCGCGAGCAGATAGCGGTGTCCGTCGTCGCAGGCGCAGGCCGGGCCCTCCTTCAGATCCTCCAGCAGGCCCTTCACCGCGCCGCCGCCGTTCACTTTGCGGGAAATGCAGACGACGTTGTTTTCATAGGCGGCGCTCGTGTCGCGCAGGCGCAGCACGCCGTGGCGGCTGTGCGCCCAGACGAGATTGTTTTCCACCAGGCACAGCGTCCCCGGCCGGTCGCAGCCGAGCTCGCTGTTGATGGGCACGAAGGGCATCTCCAGCGTCGCACGCCCGTCGAGCTTCGTCTCGGAGACCGCCGTGCGGCCGATCGAGTGCTCCTTGAGCACCACCAGATAGCTCTGCTGCTTGCCGAAGGCGGTGATTGGATCGCTGCTGTCCCCGGCCAGCTGGTACTGCGCCATCGGGAAATAGCCCGGATCCATCGCGATGTGGCTGCCGTTCCAGAAATAGGCGTTGGGCTGCGCCTCACTGCCCGCGAGCACCACGCACAGCGCGCCGGTGCCGCCGCAGACGGCCGCGCAGCGGCAGTCCATCACGCTGGCATAGGCCTCGGGGTTTTCCTTGGCGTAGGTAATGCGCACCGTGTTATTCGCGGGTGGATCCGTGACTGGCGGCGCACTTTGAAAAGTCACCGTTCCCGCCGCGGCGTCCACGGTATAGTCGCCGTCTCCCAGGTCCTCTCCGTCCACTGTCACCTTCGTCACGGCGTCGATGTCTCCCACCGGCAGATGATAGACCGTCGCGCCGCTTTTGGCGTTGAACCAGACGGTCTTCTCCGCGCTCAGCCGGTTTTCCGGCTGGTAGAGATCGCCCGCGCCGCTGTCAGGATCGGCGTTGATGAGCGTCACCGGCGTATAGGCCGCCACCGGCTCCGCCGTCAGCGTGTCCGTCTGCGCGTCGAAGCAAACGCGGACGTATGCGCCGCGGGTCTTGTAGTACAGCGCCTCGTCGTAGCGGAAAAAGCAGCCCGCCTCCTGCGGCAGATTATCCATCAGCTGCTCCGTCGTCCCGTCCCGCAGCTGCCGGGCCCAGAGCTTCTCACCCGCGTGGAAGACCAGGCGATCGTGGAAGGGTCTGTCCGCCATCGCCTGCGCGCTGCCGCGCTCGGTCCCGTCCAGCCAGACCTGCCCGTCGCGGCAGTTGAGCGCGCCGTCGCGCCACATCAGGTTTTTCATCTCCGGGCTCTCGCTGCGCCTGAGGCGGTAGTCCAGCTCCCAGAGGTTCAGCCCGCCGGAGAGGCGCTCAAAGCTCAGCCTGCGCTCCGTCGGCGCCGCCGGCAGGGTCATTCGATTTTCCCTCGCCATCGCCGTCCCTCACCACAGCTCGCCGCAGTCGAAGCCCGCGTAGGCGTCGCGCACCCGGCTGCGCTCGGTCAGCACGGCCTCGCCCAGGCGGCGCAGGCGGCTTTCCCACTCGTTGTGGAGCGCGGCGTAGCGATAGGCGTCGTCATACATCACCAGCTGCCCCGCCACGAAGTAGGGCACGGCCGTGTGCGTTTCGGGGCTGTTGTCCAGCGGCGTATCGTCGTCCGGCTCATTGCCCACCGAGGCAGGATAGCGCCAGTATTCCGCCCAGAGCTCCGGCTGCTCCTCCGGCAGCAGCAGCTGGCGGCCCAGCAGCCGGAAGTCCTGCGACCGCCCTTCGCCGTCCGCGCGCAGAAGTCCCCCGTTCATCAGCCGCCAGCAGTCCGTCGGCAGCGTGTAGAGCGTGCCGCCGGGCGTGCCGAGCTTTTCCAGCGTCCCCAGGCGCACGGCCGCGGGGATCTTCTTCACGGTCGTCGCGATCTGCATCACCGCGTCGTCCACCAGCGAGGGCATGGCCAGCACCAGATCCGCCTGGTCGTTATAGCTCAGCGGGATCTCGCTGCCCGCGATCGTGCCGGCGTTGAGCAGCCGCAGCGCGGCCCGCTTGACCTGTCCGTAGGTCATTGCATGTCACCTCCATCAGAATCCCTCCCGCCGCTCCCGCAAAAATCAGCCGATATTCAGCACCGCGGTGCCGACGGCGATGGGCTTGTTGGCCGCGTCGAGCTCGGCCACGCGCAGAAACTTCATCCCGGCGGCGGGCGTCAGCTCCGCGCTGTCGCCCGAAAGCTCCGTCCATCCGCTGCCGCTCACGGCCGTGCCGTAGCTCACGGCGGGCAGGGCGGCCGCGGTGGCGGCCATGGCGTAGACGCGCTTGGCGCCCTCCAGCGCGCCGTTGACGAAGAGCAGGCTCTTGCCGGGCGCGCTCGCGGAGGTGATCACGCTCAGGCTCTTCATGCCCTCCTGGCCGCCGTGGACGTAGACGGCGTTGATCTTCTCATTGAGCACGAAGCAGTCGTAGATGAAGCGGCCTTCGACCAGATAGCCGGAGATGCCGGGAGGGTTGTCGTGGATCTTGTACTCCTCCAGCTGCTGGGGCGCGGCGGCAGCCACGGCGTGGCTGATGATGAAGGCCGTGCCGGCGGGCAGATGGTTGGAGGGCACCTTGACGATGCGGCAGCCGTCCACCTCGCCGATCACGCCGCGCGCGAGCATGTCCTGGGAGGCGTCGCCGTACTTGACGAAGGCGGCGTCCTGCTTGAGAAGATTGGCGTAGCGGTAGCTGCAGAAGGCCACGCGGCCCTTGCAGGGCACGTTGTTGTCGCCCAGCTTCTCCATGCCGGCGAGGAAGGCGGCATAGGCGTTGGTCTTGTCGATGGCGCTGTCGGCGTAGTTGCCGGCGGCCATGGCGCTGTCGGCCAGGGTCTTGAACACGTAGGTGTCAAATTCGGGCACGACCACCTCGCGGATCTGGCGCGCCAGGGCGCGGCCGGCGTCGGACACCATCTCGGACTGCAGCTTGTCGCCCTTGTCGATGATGAAGGTGAAGCTGCGGTCGCGCGTGACCTCCAGATTCTGCACGCTGCGGCTCAGATCGGCCGGCACGCCGTAGCGCTGCTCGCCGCTGCGGGTGTAGTCGTTCATCTGAACGACGGGGAGGCTGTAGACCATAAAGGTCTTGCCGCCCTTGAACTGATAATCCTTGCTCAGCGCCAGCATGGCCTGAGACTCCTGAGCGAAACGCTCGTCTACCTGCTTGAGGTATCTGCTTGCCAGGTTCATTCCGCCTGCCATAAATCACATCTCTCCTTTTCTGTGATTGAGGATCTGTCAAAAAAGCCTCGCAGAGTTTTTCGCGTCGCAACGCGAAAAAGCAATCATAATCCGTGTTTTCCGGGGACATGCGCCTCGGAAAACACTCTTTGCGCCCTGCCGCGTCCTCACAAGCTCCGTATCGTCTCGCTTCCGTTCTGAGCACGAAAGCTCGCTCACTCCGCTGTTCGTCCTTTTTCAAATTCAAAGCAAATGGCTTTGAATTTGAGAGGAAAACGG